GGAAGCAAGACGGCCTTTCCGCAGGCACAACATATTTCTTTTGGTTGAGAGCAGTAAATCATTCTGGGGTAAATTCTGCCTTTACATCTTCGGTTTCTGGCTCTTTCAAGAATATAGTTGCAGGAGATGTAGATACCACCTTTAGCAACACTATTGCCTTCAAGTCAAACCTTACGGACGGTGCAACTGTTATATCAGGTAGTAACATACAGACTGGCACACTTAACGCAGATAGAATCGGCACAGGAACTCTGAATGGAAGCAATGTAACTGTCACAAACCTTAATGCTTCTAACATTACAGGGGGAACACTTTCTGTAAATAGAATAGGGGCAAATAGCCTAAATATAGCAAGTAAGGGTGTTTTAGGTTCTGCAGGAAACATAAAATCTGGTTCAGGTCAAATTCAACAAACTACTAACAGCACAGGGGCAGTAAATCAGTTTTTTGGTGATGGTAATTCTCTCCTCTCAACTTTTGCCGCCAGTAGTCCTTTTCATAAATCTGGAAGCACATCTTTAGGAGAGATTGCCTCAGTATCTTTTTCAACACCAAGCAACACAGCGACTTATAATTTTTTAGGTTTTCACGGACTAACAGGTACCTTTGGGGGAGATGAAGAAAAATTGATTGTACTTTCTATCCAAACTTCAAGCGGAACAGTCCTCAATGATACCTTCCAATATGTAAATGGCGATTTAGCACCCGACTTATTTGGTCTTGCATTGACACAATCTTTGTCAGGTAACAGTTCTTTTGTAGCTCGTTTATATGCAGGTACTAAAAACGTGGACACAAGCGGTGGTGTATTAAGAATTACAGGAACAGTAATGGCTTTTGGTTTAGGATTGTAATATGGCAATTTACACAGACCTTCACCCACCCGTTGACACTCTTACTTTTTTGAGAGAATTAAGGGCGGACTTACTTAAACAGTCAGATTGGACACAATCTGCAGATAGTCCTTTATCTGATAGCAAAAAGGCAGAATGGGCTAGTTACAGGCAAGAGCTTCGTGACTTGCCTTCTAAATATTCAAACTCAGACTCTATAGGGGATATTGTCTGGCCTACAAGACCATGAAAAACGAGGTTCTTTGGTCAGGTTTATATTTTCAAGAAGGACATTTTGTTTCTTTTAAAGTGCTAGAGGATAACTCTGTTGTAATAAAAGAGATCTTACAAAAGAATCAAAACGAACACGAGAGCGAGAAAGTTACTGATATAGATGATGCATTAGAATATCAAAAAAAATTACTAAAATTTGGCTATGAAGAAATCGGAGGTTATTTATGAACGAAGACAAAAAAGAAACTATTAAGAAAAAACTAGAACTTGATATTGATGTAACACCTCAAAATCAATCTCAAAATCCTTATCAAAAATGGATACATCTTGCTAGAGCAGTAGATTCTTGGAGAATATTCCCACGTTTATTTTTAAGTGTTTATATTTTCTTACTGTATTACTCAACTATGTGGTTTATGAGTTTAGAAGATCCTACCTTAGAACAAAGCGGTTTAATCTCAATCATCGTAGGCGCAGGTGCGGCTTGGTTTGGATTATATGCAGGCACATCTAATTCTAGTAAAAATTTCAAAGGCGAAGATTGATAGCAATTATATTAAATGTTCTTTTGTTAATTTTTCTTCTTTGGGCTAAATTTTACAAAGAATATTTAGAAAGAAAATATATGAAGAGATATTTAGAGCATCTAATAAGAGAAAGAAAAAAAAGAGAAAATGGACATATTTAATCTTGTTGCAGAAGTAGGTGTACCGATAGCAGGTGCACTTACTATGGCTTATTTTATCTTTCTAGTTATGAAGCAACTTATGGACGGTTTAGTTGCAGAAATAAAGACAGTACAAGGAATAACTGAGATGCTTATTACAAGAGCGCATACTATGAATAACGATATGATTCGTATAGATACTTGTGTTTCTGCTGCATTAGATCTTAGCCCTGACTTAAATCGTATAGCAAGAGCAGAAAACTTTGTAGAAGATGGCAAGATAGATGCCAGAAGAGATTAATGGATATAGTTCAACTTATCTCAGATTTTGGCTTTCCTGTAGTTATGGTTATTGGTCTAGGTTATTTTGTTTATTTTGTTTGGCAAACAATTACTAAAGTCATAGATCCTGCAGTACAAGATATGAAAACTACAGTTATTAGATTGACAGATCAATTAAGACTTTTAGATCAAGATATGATCAGACTTCAGCAAAAAGTAAATACAGTGTTAGAATTAAAAGAAGAAAATAAATTAAAAGATGACAACGAAAAAAAAGAAAAAAAGGACTAGAGAAGAAGAAAAAGATTTAGCCTTAATTATATTTATGTATATTGGTTTGTTCCTTATAGTAGGAATAGCTGTAAATACAGCTTTAGCAGATGAAATGGTCTTTAAATTTAAAAGTCCAAGCTTTTCTGGTTTAAATACATCACAACATTACTTAACTATAGAAAATCAAGAATATTCTAGAAATAAAGCTTTAATAGAAGAAAAGAAAGCATTAACAGAACAGTTAGCAAGAGAAAGTAATAATACAACTCTAGCAAGATTTATCAGAAACTTAGAATCAAGAGTATATGCACAACTATCAAGACAATTAGTAGAAAATCTATTTGGAGAGACAGCTTCAAAGTCTGGATCTCTTACTTTAGAGGGTAATCTTATTGAATATTCCTCTGACGATAAATCTATTACTCTTACAATCACAGATGAAAACGGTCAAGTTACAACTATATCTTTTCCTATTGATAGCTTTGCTTTCTAGCTGTGGCACTATACCAGTAGAAAAATTAGATAACTTTGCAATAACAAAGTTTCCTCACGTTAATGCAATAATCAATAGAGAACTGCTTGAGGTAAAAGAACCAAACGAAAAACTAATAGTTGCAGTTTATCCTACAGGCTTTACCGATCAAACAGGTCAAAGGAGATCTAATAGTACCTATGCTTCTTTTAGTTCTGCAATAACTCAAGCGCCACATAATTTACTTATTAGGTCTTTACATGAAGCAGGTATGGGAAAGTTTTTTACTGTAGTTGAAAGAGTATCTTTAGAAAATCTTACAAAAGAAAGACAGATTATAAGAAGCACAAGAAAAGATTTTGAAGAAGAACAAAAACTAAAACCTTTGCTTTTTGCAGGTATGCTTTTTGAAGGCGGAGTAGTTGCCTACGAAAGCAATGTAAGATCTGGAGGAAACGGAGCAAGACTTCTTGGTGTTGGAGTAAGCAAACAATATAGGCAAGATACAGTAACAGTTAGCTTAAGATTAGTTTCTGTTTTATCTGGCAGAATCCTTGTAGAAACTACAGTTACAAAGACAATCTTAAGTTCTGCAACAAACGGAGATGTTTTCAGATTCGTAAAAAATAATACAGAATTATTTGAAATTGAAAGCGGAAACGTGGAAAATGAGTCAGTAACTATTGCATTGCAATCTGCTATAGAGTTCGCAGTTCTCAGAATCATAGAGAAAGGACATAGAAAAAAACTATGGAGTTTCAAAGAATGAGAAAAACTTTTTTTATTGTAGCTTTCTTTTCTAGTTATTTATTTGTAGCAGATAATGAAGTTTCTATAGATCAATCAGGTGCGACCTTTAATCTTGATGTTGAACAACTAGGTTCTGGTAACCTTATCGGTGGATCAGATGCTATTGCAGGAACTATGACTGCTCTTGATTTAGACGGTGCAACTATGACACTTGATATTAATCAGATAGGAGATGCTAATAAATTTAAAGGGGATATTACAGCAGATAGTTTTACAGGGTTCTTTGAATTTGATGGAGATTCTAATGTTTTTGATGTTCAAATAGATCCTAATAACACCTTCGGCGCAGATAGTTCAAATTTACAGGTAAACATTACAGGAAGCAGTAATGATATGTCACTTGATCAAGCACTTTCTGCCATGGCAAGTTCCTTAGATTTAGATTGGACAATACAAGGAGATACCAACACAATTGATGCTGACATTGATATTGATGGGGCCACAAACTACATGAATATTGATGGAGATGATAATACTGTAAATTATAACGGAGACGGATTTGCAGGCGGTTATTTTCATTTGACACATGATGGGAACAATAGAGAAATCACAGTTACACAAGCATCTACACAAGACAACGATTGGCTTAAGATTACTTCTGATGGTAATAATGGTACTTTCTGTATCATTCAAAACGACCAAGGCACAAGCACAAGCTGTCCTTGATATTGGCTCTGTAGAAGAAGTATCTGGGTTTGCACAAATAAAGAGAAAGGAAACTTTCTCAGTTACACAAGATTTTAATATTCAGTCCTATGACCAAGCACAGACAGAAGCAGGTCGTATGGGTATTAGATTTATAGATGATACAACAATAAAGATTACCGAACACTCCCAAGTAATAATAGATGAGTTTGTTTTTGATCCTAACCCTGATAACTCTAAACTTGCAGTAAGTTTTGTCAAAGGTACTGCTA